GGCCGCGGTAGCCAATACCCTCCAGGGGTATCCGAGAACGGTTGGCCATTCTGTGAAGGCGGCGGGGCTGCAGTTAACGGCTGAATGGGAGCTCCGTTGACAGCGGCCCAAATTACACCGACCACGTCGGTCGTCGAGTTGAAGGGGGAGAGCATGTAGGTCTGCTGATTGGTCACGAGCGTGATGGGACCAATCTCCGCGCGCCACGCCCAGGACTGTTCGAAGAACTCGCGGATAGCGAGGATGAGCTGCCGCTTGAAAACGCTGCGGTGGACGCCAGGGCACCACGGAGTGACGTCCTGCAGCCAGATGTTGATGTTGGCCTGTCCCTCGGCGCCGGAGGCTACAACGTCGGCGTAGTTGCTCATAGCGAGGTCACCTGTCCCTTAAAGTAGGTGCGGAAAGCGGTCGAGCGGCTGTCATCGCTGAACTCGTCGTCGATCGCCTCGACGGTGCCAATTACCCAGTTCACGAGCGGATCGTAGAACATCATGGGCAACTCGAACGTGGTGGTCCAGGTGATGGCTGGGAGCGGGACCGGGGGGAGTGGCGGCACCGGTGGCGGGACCGTCGGGATCGCAATATAGGGGACGTCGAAGTCCGACGTGGTTGGATCCCAGAAATCATAGAAGGCATCGGGCCGAAGACGGTAAAGCTCCTGCAGGCCGCGATTGAAGATATTGAGGAGCGTCTGATCTGGGTACCGCTGGAGGGTGGGGTCAGTGCTCGTATCCTGGAGAATCTCGCGAGCTTCGGCCAGGAGGTCCTGGTAGGTAAGAATCGTGCTCACGTTGCTCTCCGGTGTGGATGCCCCTCTGGCGCAATGGGCCAGAGGGGACTTGTCACATCACTCTTACGCGTTCAGACCGTTGATGGCCCAGGCGCGACCCATCGCAACCGCAGTGACGACCTTGAAGCCGTACACCTGCAAGCCACGAACCAGGTTGGAGAACGAACGCTCCGAGCGGATCGTTTCCATCTTGGTGAACTGGGCAGCGAACGTCAGCGCCGCGGGGACGCCGAAGAAGATCGAGTACGCGGTACCGCTCGTGTCGCCCGTGGGCAACAGGTTGCTGTAGTACAGCGTGAAACGATCGATCTCACCCAGCCGGCCATTCCGGAGGATCGAGGTCATGTCGCCGGCGATCGACGCATTCCGCAAGTCGGACTGCTTGATCAACGACGCCATCCACGACGGAATCACCATCCAACGACCCGACTCCGGGATGTTGGCTTCGTCCAGAACCTGACCCGCTTGGGTGATGAAGTTCAGAACGTAGGTGTTGGCAGTCGCGGGGTTGCTCGAAACCGTGATCGGCGCGGCAGTCGTGCCGAGGTTGATCGCGGCGGTGATCGCACCGGCAGTCGCTCCGTAGTTCGTGCTGGCAATGTCGGTCGTGGTGCTGAGGTAGCTCAACACGCTCGTGTCGACGGCGATCTTCATCTGCTCTGCGGCATCCTGCGCCCAGATGTTCATGAGATCGATGTCCGACTGCACTTCCATCACGTCGTCGAGAGCGACGTTGAAGTACTTGCCGTTGTTGATCTGCAGAACGACCAGGTTGCTGGACGGACGCTGAACCGAAAGGTCTTGGTCGACCTGGTAGTCAGAAATCACGATCGTCGGACGCGTGCGGATGTTGACCGTGTCGCCGAAGTTCTTGATCTCACCCTCATAGTCGGTGTTCGAAATCGCGGCCAGCACAGTTGCGGCGTAGAACTTCTCGACCAACTTTCCCGACCAAATCTGCGGGATAAAAATACCGCTATAGGCCGGGTTCGGGTTTTGGCCAACCCAAGGGGCGGCTGAAACCGGATATACAGTGCTCATTTTAGGAAACTCCTATCACAAAAATCTTGTTACGGACGTAACCGGCCCTGCTTCTGCGCGTTGAAGATGTCTCGTTCGATCGCCTGCTTGTCGGCCTCTCGGCCTCGGTAAGCGCCCTTTCGAACATCCTCGTAAAACGTCGCGATCTCAGACCGGGTGTAGACCCGTTGTTGACCAGACTCGTTAGGAGTGCCTGCCGCTTGCGGACCACCGACTCCGGTGCCCGGCGCTGCCAGGGATGCGAGGCTCACATTCGGTGTAGCGGCAGGATTTGTGCCCTGCGCTGCCGGCTGCGGCTGCTGCCCACTGGGAGCTACGGCTGCGTGTTCTTTCGTAAAGCCTGTAAAGAATGCTGCGACTCGGGTGACGTCGCCGCTTCCGTACGCTTGAGCCAGCATAGCACCGCGTTTGGCCCCTGCATAGGGGTCTTGCGCGTCAAGCCATGCGTGGAATTCTGGCGAGTTGTTCACACTCTCCCAACCCTCCGCCAAATCGTCGAGGCCGTTGCACATCCTTTCATGGGCAACTTCCGAAGCCGTCCGAGCCTGGTTTTCCGCGTTTTGCTGAACGGCCGGAGCTAGGTTCTGGACGGTCTGCGCGACGGGGCGGAACCGTTCTTCGAGGGAGTGAACTTGGGGAGCGACCACTTCTTGGGCGGCGCGCTTCACAAAATCGTAGAGGTCAGCGCCGAATTCCGTCACCTCTTTAGGTGTTACGAGACTCGGTGCGGGAGCGGGCTGGCCAAGCCGAGGCGCTTGCGCCTGCTGACCGAGGCCCGCGAGAAGTGCCTGCGTTGATGCCAGCTGATTCTGCATCGCTTGGAGCTGGAAACCCTGCTCCTTGAGCTGCTGCTGGTAGCGCGGCACTTCGGCGTTGTACTTGCCCTGCAGGACCTTGTAGCGCTGCTCCGCGGCAGGATCTTCCTGTGGCGCGGGAGCCGGCGCTGCGGGCGCGGGGGCCGCGGCGGCCTGGGGCTGGAACCCAGGGGTACCTAGTCCTGGCACGCCGGGACCGGCGGGCTGGGGCTGGAAACCTTTGGGCATTGGGGGTTGCGCTTGCGCGACGGGCGGGAGTTGAATGCTGCTTGCCTGAGCATTCATATCCTCGAAAGTCATCGTGCCGGCTCTCGCCTTGGCGGCGAGTTGATTAGCTAATTCCGCCTGTTGGCGAACTCGATCTGGTAGAGCGGACATGGCCGTCTTCTCCTTGGTTGCGTGATTGTGATGCTTCTACTTTCGACAGGAAACTATCAGCTTGGCCGACAGCCGCGAGGATGCTCTGCGCTTCCTCTGCTTTGCCTTGCAACGGCCCGATAGCGTCACCTCGGGCCTTCACAAGATTCAGCATGGCTTCGATGCCGTCTTGATTGATTCCTTCCAAAAATCTCTGGAACGCAGGGTAAGGTCTTAGCTTACATATTGCGTCCGCCAGGTCAACGGTGAGCTTCACTTCGTGAAACCACCCTTGTTGCCCGAGAACACCTTGTTGCCGCGACCAGCAATATACTTGCCGCCTTCGCCGCCGCCAGTGCCCTTGGACAAATCGATCGGACGATCCTTATTGCCCTTGGTGTCACCCAAGAACGGACCGCTCGCGCTGAACGGATGGCTCTCGCCCTTTCCGCCCGGTGAACTGCCAGTCAAGTCAATGTTCCGATCGGCATTGCCGGCGCCCGGACCATAGAACTTGCTCTTGCCCGGACTCGCCGCGTGGGTGTCCGTTTCCTGCTTCGGAGGAGACTTCAGGTTTTCACCCTTGTCTTTTTCCCTCTCGGCGCCAACTACTGCATCTTTCGCCATTTCGCTCTCCTAGTTAAACGATCTTCTTACCGCCCTTCGCTTTCTCGGGCCGATCGTTCTCGGTCGAGGACTTCAGGCCCAAATCGGACATCAACTGATCTGCATCCTCAGCGCCATTCTTGGACTTGTCGCTGTGGATCTTCTTCGCTATGGACGAAGTACGGCCATAACCCATCTGATTCTTCAGCTTGTCTTCCCAGGTCGGCTCCGGATCGCCGCCGGTAAATTCGTTGACGAGCTTCTTCGCGCCGGTATGTTTCTTGATCATTCCATGCTCCTTTCTTTGGCGTCCATGGCGGCTTTTCTAGCCGCTCCACCAACACCTTCGTAGGGTTCTTCCGTGTTACCAGACGCGACCGGGTTAGGCTTAGTCATCTTGTCCCACGCATCGGAAGCGGTCTGTCCGACCGCATTGCCATAGTCCGAGAGAGTGCCGCGGACCCCGCCCCCCATGATATCGGGCTTCGTATCGCCACCGTCGGCATACTTCGCGCCGCCGTTGCAGAAATTCATGCCATCCATGCCGCCCTGGCCCTCCTGGGGAGCCTGGGTACCATCGCCGCCGGCGCCCGGCATCTGCTGCGGAGGCTGTCCCTGGGAGGCCGTCGTTGGTGCACCCTGCGGGTGGAAGTTGTGCTTCGAACCGGTCACGACTTTATGTCCGGGACTAAAACTATGTTTCTTCAGCATTTCAAGCTCCTGGGTTCATTCCCGGCCGCCGCGCAAACGGCTGCTGGGTTCCATTCAACTGCGCCGTCGTCAGGCTGCCCTTCGGATGCGGCTTCTGGCCTGCGTACAGGCCGCCATGCGACATTCCACTCAAACCGCGCCGCGGCGGTATCGCTGCGCCGGGCGACTGGTTCTGCTGCGGCGACTGCGGCGGCATGGCCGAAGCCGTGTGCTGCCCCGGCGTTCCGGGCAGTGGCACATCCAGCTGCGCCTGCGCCGCGTACAAATTCGCGTGCTCCTGCGCCTCGAGCGTCCGGGCCTGCGCCTGGCTCGCCATCTGTTGCTCGTGAGCCTGCTGCTCGCGCTGCTGTTCCTGCTGCTGCTGCGCCTGGGCGGCTTCCATCGAGGCGTCGTCGGGGACGATGTTGTCCCAGTCGAGACCGATCGAGTTCGCCACTGCTCCCAACACTTTCGCGCGACCCGCAACACCGACGATGCCCAAATCTGTCGGATTGGCCGTCATGTTCAGGAACTCGAGTTGCCTCGTGCGATCCTGCTCGCGTTTCACTGCGTAAACAACGCCCTTCACAACAACCGATTCATCGCCGCGGAATACTCCCGGCATGGTCAGCATAATCGTCTCGTAGAGGTGCTTCAGCATTGGCTCGAAGATGTCGCGATCGATCGAAGCAGCTACGTTTTGCAGCGTCTTCGCAGCGTTCGACATGAGCATCGACAAACCAGATGCGGTGCGGCCCGCGCCGCCACCCTGCGACCCACCGGTCATATACCGTGGTATCGCCGACACATCATCGGCCATTAAGTTCAGGTTTGCAATAAGTCCTTGGATCTCAGTGGCCCGCGAATCGGGCTGATAGAACATGATCGGCTGCATGCCGCTCGACGCCATCATCGGGTCGTAGCTGACGTGCCACCGCTTCCAGGGATACATGCTGTCGTCTTCTCCGGGTGCCAGGACAGCATCATTGATGACCACCTGGGGGCCGGAGGCAATACCCATATTGTTGACGAGGGAACGATAAGATGCGTTGGCGACAGTCTGTATGTCCTCGAGCAAGTCGGGAAGTCCGTAGCCATACATAGTTCCTGGGATTTTCTCGAACTGGGAGACATAATACGGAGCCCGCTGAGAGGGCGTCGGATCCAGTTGGGTCTTGATGACAAATCGGTCGATAAGCCATGCCGTGACCCGATATTCCTGTTCGGGATCAGGTACTTGCGCGGGATCCATACCCCATTCGATCAGTGTCTTTCCCGACACAGATCCGTGGTACTCGGCGGTGTCGATGAGGCTGGAGGACGTTCGGGGCCATGCTTCCCGGTTTTCGAGAAGCGCTCTCTCAACGTCAACCACGTCCCACCACTCGCGGAAGCCCCGGTCATGAAAGCGATCCAAGCACTGGCTGATGGCATCATCGTTGTAGCCCGGTAAACCCTTGCACGCCAGGAGGTCCGCGCGAGTGAGCCGCAGGCGCTCGACAAACTCGGCCTCGTGCACGTTGTGGGCGGTCGGCGTCCAGTATAGATCAAACGGCGAAACGCGGCTCCAAAACATCTTGGGGACCTGTTTGCGCACCGGGGAGCCATTCACCCACTTGACCTGCGAGCACATCCGCACTGTCGGACCCTTGATGGCCGCGAAGGGGAAAATCGGTAAATCGATCAAAAACTCGGCGAAGGCCTCGTAGAAATTGCCGACCGTGAGCAGCTCGTCGAGCTCCTCGGCGGCAGCCTTTGCTTCCTTGACGGCGTTCTTTTTTGCCGCTTTCTTTGCCGCTTCTCGGAGCTGGTTGACCCGCTCCTCAATCTGGTCCTGAGTCGGCATCTGCGGCATCTGGCCCGGCATGCCGGCGCCCATGGTTTCTGGTGACAGCGGGCCCGACCAGGGGACCCCGGGCTGCGGCTGCGGCGTGCCCTGCGGGACGGGCGGGGGCTGCGGCGGAGGGGGCGGATTCGGTAACTGGGCGCCTATTTGGGCGTTTTGGAGCTGCACAGCCTGCTGCTGGGCCTGCGCGAGCATACCGGGGCCCTGCTGGGTGCCGCTGGCGGCCTGCGCCTGCTCGGCGGCCATGCCGGTCTCGTTGGTCTGTTGGTCGAGGCCTATGACCTTGTTGGCCTGCGCGGTCTGCTGGGCCTGCTGCATTGCGAGCTGCTGCTGTTGCTGCATCATCTGCGCCTGCATCTGCATTTGCTGCAGCTGCTTCTGGCACATAGCAATCTCGGCAGCGACTAATCCCTGGATCGCCTGCTCAATATCCTCTGGCACTTCAGGTGTTGGAGTAGGCGAAATATCCCAGGGCCGCTCTGAGCCGAGGTAGATATCGCGCAGGAGAGAAGTTGCGCCGCGGCATTTGCCGGGGACGATTCGGGCGAAGACGTCGGACCCGCCGAATGCCTTGATATCGCGCAATCGGGCGGGATCGTATTGACCTTTGTAAGTACGGAGTGCATCGATCAGCCTCTGGCCAATGCCCATCATATTACGGAAGTTCCGCATCTCATACATACGATAGCGGACGTGTTTGGCGATCTCGAGCACGCTCGGATCATTCTGCCAGTCGGGGTTCTGCGAAGGTTGATTCGCCAGGGTTTGCTGCTCCTCGCGCGCGGCGACCTGGTCGGGCGACAGCATGCGCGTCATTGCATGGCCGGGGACCGACGGAACCTGCTGCGGGAGACCACTCTGGGGGTTCTGGTTCGGCTGTCCCGAACCGCCGCGCGGCATGACCGGTTGATTCCGGATGTCCGCCATGCCCTGACGCGCCATCGGGTTTACAAGCCGTTGGTTATTGGTCGAGTTTGTGACAGCTACCATGTGCGCCTTGTGGAGATGCGTGTTACCAGCTACGCTATCCTGACTGATCATGTTAGGAAACGCAAATGTCTGATGAGGCTGGCAGTGCCAATACCTCGGTAACAGTGCCCGGTACGGGAACCTCCATTGAACTGGGTGACTTGAAGGCGTCCATTGCGGCCGAGCTCGCAGCCGAGCTCTGTGGCCCGGAGGATATCCGTAAGCGCTATGGACTGACCGTGGCCCAGTGGAACCTCCTCAAGACCAATTCCGTGTTTCGCGCGATGCTCAAGGACGCCCTGGTGACCTGGCGCGGATCGCTCGCCGCCGGTGCGCGCATCACGAAGAAGGCTGAGATCATGCTCGAGGATACGATGCCCGAGCTCTATGGCCTCGCCCGGAATGTCGCCGTTCCCAGTGGTGAGCGCATCAAGGCCATCCAGACTTTGGCCGATCTCGCTGGTCGATCTGCTAAGACCCAGGCGCCCACGGGCGCGGCCGCGCAGGGATTCACCCTGAATATCCAATTCTCCGACAACAAGTCCAACGTCACGATCGACGGGAAGGCAACACCCAGTGAGTGATAAAACCTCGGCCACCTACGTTGTCCCCCCGACGGTTGAGAAGTTCATGAAGGACGACGCTTCCGCGGTGCGCCTGATCATGGGGCCGTGGGGATCCGGCAAGACGACGGGCTGCATCATGGAACTCGTGCGGCGCGCGACCGAGGAGTATCCGGACCCGCAGGGGACCCGCAAAACCCGCTTCGTAGTCGTTCGTAACACATCTTCCCAGCTCCGCCAGACGGTCCTCGAGGACATCAAGAAGTGGCTCACGCCTGCGATGACCTACAAAGTCACGGACTCGACAGTGCAGCTGCGCTTCGGCCTCCCCGATGGCACGAGAGTTGAGAGTGATTGGCTGCTGATCCCGCTCGACACTCAGGCCGACATTGAGCGATTGCTGTCTCTCAACATCACGGGTGGATGGATTTCAGAGTTCCGCCAAATCCCCATCCCGATCGTCGAAGCGCTGTACGGACGTTGCGGCCGCTTCCAGCCCCTCGGCGTTGCGAAAAATAAATGGTACGGCGTGATCGCCGAGTCGAACCCGCCCGACGAAGACTCCGACTGGTATATCCGCATGGAGCTCGAACTGCCGGCAAACTGGAAAGTCTACAAGCAGCCGGGCGGCCTTGATCCCGGCGCAGAAAATATCCCGAACCTACGCGACAACTACTACGCCGATCTGCGGACGTCGAACACCAAAGATTGGTCCGACGTGCACATCGACGCGAAGTATGGTAAGTCCCTTTCAGGGCAGGCTGTGTTTCGCTCGTCGTTTCGCCCGGAGTTCCATGTATCGCAGAGCCGCCTTATACCGGTGTCTGGGTACCCCCTTATGCTCGGCCAGGATTTCGGCCGCACGCCGGCGAGCCTCATCACCCAGGTGGATGTCCGGGGACGCCTTCTCATACTTGGCGAGCAGACGTCGACCGATATGGGTGTTGAACAGTTCCTTCAGACGCTTCTGAAACCGACTCTGGCCCGGAATTTCCCAGGCTATCCGGTCTTTATCATAGGGGATCCAGCGGGCCGTCAGAAGGGACAAGTCGGTGAGGAATCCCCGTTTGATGCGCTCAAGCGCCTCGGTTTCAGCTCCTATGCCGCCCCAACAAACGACATCGAACCACGGTTGCGCGCTGTTGAACAACTCTTTCTGCGCAACGTCGATGGTGGACCAGCCGTCCTCATTGACGGTATAGCATGTCCCCTTCTCGTACGCGCACTCAAGTTCGAGTACCGCTACCGTCGCAAACAGACGGGAGACCTCGACGATAAGCCGGAGAAGTCGCATCCCGCCTCGGACGTTGCGGACTGCCTTCAGTATGCAGCACTTGGCGCGACGGGAAACTACAGTGCCCGGGTTATGGCGGAAGGTAAACCGCGGGCGCGTCGTGCCGCGATGCCCGTGCGCGCGTGGACGTAGGCCTAAGCGCGGCAATCTTCCCACGGCTTCGGCTTTCCGTTTTTGAACCACACGCCGAGGTGCCCTAAATCATAGGCCCTATGGCCAGCGAGCACGAGCGAGTGAACGAGCGGCCGCGCGACCAAGCCCGTGCAGAGGATCACGATTTCATTTTCAGCCGCCACGATTTTCTCGTGTAAATTGTCATAGATCTCCCAGGAATTATTTGGCTTCGACAGGACGTCGCACACACTCTCGGGACTTCCTGGCGAATTGAGCATCATCTCGGGCGTGAGCGATCGGTCGGTGCCGCGGACCAACGTCACCTCTTTGTCAGCCCATAACTGCGTGACCGCGAGCCACCATTCCTCAGTGTGTAGCTGACGGTTGGAGTCGATGCGCGTAATGGCGGCGTTGCCGTAAACCCTATCGGGTAGCATCCCGATGATTCCTGCGTTCGCTTCGTAGTAGCAATGCCAGCGCTGGTTCGCAAGCTCGCCGGCGCCCGGCGGCGGGATGATTGCGTTCAGCACGTCGACCGCGGGATGTGATAAGGATTGCGCCAGCATCCATGCCAGCGCAGGGTCCCATTTCTGATATCTATCGCGCTGCCCGCGCATCACTCCGAAGTCGCCATCACCGTACCTGGCCAGTCCTCGATATTCGCCGGTACACATTGCCTGAAGCGTTTGGTGCGCGGTCAAAACCTTGGGGTAATGATTGGACGGGGGCAGGGGCTGGTTCATGATCAAGTGCTCCGCGTAAAGAATCTTCGGCCGTGCGGGCCGTGAAAAGTTCAAACCCTTCCTGCTCGAGCAATGCACGCGCGACAGGATCCTCGACCAGGCGCTTAACAGCGGCCGCCAATTCTTTGTACGGCGCCGCAACGACGCCCGGCAGGTAGTACGGATCGACGCGTGTGTCCGGATCGATCTGCGTCACGACCGCTTTATGCATCGCCATGGCAAGCCCAATCCGCACGACCTCCAGCACTTTCACCCTAGGATAGTAGTGCATGTTGAGCACTACCTTGCTGCGCCGGTAAACGTCGTCGCGCTTCTCTGCCTGGCAGTCCTGAGAGGCAAACACCTTCAGCCCCACCAGCTGCAGCTCGTTGATGATGACCTTGCGCTGCGGGCTCAGGGACCCCACGAACGCGACGTCATAGTCAAACGGCGGCGCGATCTCGGGCTCGGGCGGCGTGAACGCGGGGACATATCCGAATGGCACCAGGACCGCATTGATGTTGTACAGCGACTTCAAATATTTGATGTTGTCGGGATGGTATTCCCATACCACGCAGCGGCGCAGCAGCGACAGGTAGTGAGGACCGAACTGCGGCGAGCCGGCCTGCTCAAAGTTGTAGACGATTGATCCATCCGGGATGGTTGCGTAAGCCGCGACCGTGCCGATGTTGCCCCCAATGATGATCTGCCGCTCTGCGCCGAGTCGCGCGCGATCCTCAGGTGTTGGCCAGCCCACGTTCGGATTCGGCCGGTCCTCAGTAAAATATGCTTTGTAGCCCAGCTCGCGCAGGCCGTCGCGCGCCATCAGCGCGCACTCGTGTAGGGACCAGGGATACCCATGATCCCCGAACTTCAGCACGCGAACCCAGTACTTCGTGCCCGACCGGGCCGCCTGCACTATGCCCCACAGCGCCTCAGCTTCCGAGGTAGGCGTCGATTGCACGACGCAGGGTCTCCGAGATCGAGTAACCGCCAGCGGCCGCCAGCTTCTTGAGCCTAGCGTACTGCTGCTTCGTCAGTCGGACGTGGATCCGCTGGCCATTTTCAATCTTCTCGCTCATTTCTTTTTGCGGAAGTAAAGGCTGTAGAGGTGCCAGATCGTGAGCGCAGCAACTACGCAAGAGAGGAAGTAACTGCAGACACGCAGGAGCGCCTCGAGATTGGTGAACCACGGCGCGGCGGCAAGACTCACTGCTGTGAGTCCGCCAACCGTGCTCACGGGATCGTGCTGCTTCAGCATGTCTTTAGAATAGCTTGACGAGAATACTGAGCGCATCGGTCTTCACCGCCGTCAAACCCGCCAATCCAATCGTCACGAGATGCGGCCAATTCGTCTTGAGCCACGTAACCTGCTTGGTCCAGAACGCCGAGGCATTACCCTCGAGCGCGGTAATACGCGCCTTGAGCGCGACAAGATCGGCATCGACGGTCTGACCGAGGGACGGAGCAGCTACGGGTGCCGGTGGGACAACGACTGTTTCAACCATTTCAATTCTCCTGAGAAAAACTTAGTGAGCCTGGTCCAACGATGATCACAAAACCGTGAATGCCGTCGGCGGTGATGGAGGAAGCACCTGTACGAATGAAACCACGTTCGAGTCCGCAGATACCGCCGCACCCGATGCCTCGGTTGCAGCCGCGTAGTACGTGACATTGGGCACCGGCACGAAGCCGACGTCCGAGAACAGAACAGTGACGACACCCGCGACCGCCGCGGCCAGGTTTGCCGCCGGGACCGAATAACCCTGAACCGGAGGATTCACCGTGTCGACGAGCAGGTTGTACGACAGCGGTGTGCCGGCAGGAATCGCCGAGCCATCCGTATAGGTCGTTGATTCTGTGAACTGAAATTGCGTGGACATGTAAATCTCCTGGTTAAGTGTCAGCAGCTTAAGGTATGGGCGACTCTAGATCAAGCTCCAACTGATCCCACGGGGCCGGCCACAGCATCGACTGCTGCTGGCGCCTGCGAACCCGGCTGGCCCACTCCAATCGCTGCCATAGCGAGAGACTCAGCGTCAGGTCGGGCACGATCTCCGGCTCGTTGTTGCTTCGCTGTAAGACGTTCGATGGCCTTAAACTGGCAGATCTGGCGAGCTCGCGCAACGCTACCACGGACGCGTAGTCCCGACGATTTAAGGGCGCGGTAATACCCTTTGCCGCAGGTCCGCGGATTGTATTGGATCGTCCGATTGAAGTACTCATGCTCGACACCCTTATCGTCCATAAAAATCTTGCGGTGATTGTACACCAGCAAGGTCGACGGGATACCATCCTTGTTGATCATCGGGTCCGGCATGGCCGCTTCTTGCGCGCGGGCGAACCAGCGTAACTTCTTGGCCTGCTTGGCGTTCATAGCTTCGACGCCCCCGCGGAAATCTCCGACAGAAAGTCCGCCGCAAGCGCAACAATCTGCCGGTCGTGCTCTTGCGCGCAGGTGAATTTCAGGACCAGGTTCCCCGACTCCGGGTTGCGCGTATACCAGCACACCACCGCGGAAACCGCAGGCGGATTTTTTTGCATCAGCTGGTACGCGTCAAAAAGAATATCCGTCGGCTCCCAGAGCTTGGCATCGTTTGCCTGCTCGGCGCGCTTGTGACGCATATCCCAACCCTCGGGTTTCGGAACAACTTTCATCTCAACTCCTCAGACGACCCAACACTGCGGCCACCACATACTTTGAATATCAAACGGATTGATGCAGAGCGCGGGCGGGTCTATACCGTCTTTGCCGGAGGGCTCGAACCAGGGATCGACGGGCTTTGCGGGAGGCTCTGCTGCTTCCGGATATGTGCCTGGATTTGCTCCAGGAGCTCCGGTGGCAACTGGACGGTCCGCTGGGGCTGTGGCGATGCTATGGGCGACACACCACCCGGCGATGATGCCTGCGAGGATCCAGACGGCGGGGTGATCACGGTTGCGCATTCTCTCGTGATCGTAACCCCGAGCGTCAGTCCAAGCAAGCGGACCGCCGCCATATAGACATACCCGTCCGGAGCCATCACTTTGCGCCGCATCGCATTAATAAACCAAGTACGCGGGTAATTTGGCGAATTCTTCACCATCGTCGTCCACGGGGACGCCCAACCGCACATCAAGTCAATCGTAAACTTCATATCGAACTCCTTGAGAACTCTGGAAATAAACACCACTGACATATATTCGACCGCATGTACTGGTACGGCGGCGCGAGCACCAGCCGCCCGGGGCGGTACTTACTCGGCAGGTATTCCCGCTCGCGCTTTGCTACCCGCTCGAACTGGTGATACTCAAACTTAAAATTCATACCCACCCCGGCACCGGGGCCTCCGATTTACGGCCGCCAAATTCCTGCGGTATCGGCAGGATGGCGTACATCTGCGCGATGAAGTGGAACGAAATCTGATCCTGAACCCCGCATCGTTGGATATGCGACCACCACACATTATTCAATGACTCGATGTCTGGGTGTCGTTGTGCGCGCACGCTAGTGCAACAGCCGAAGTGCACCGGATTCACCGCCGCCCAGCCGGCGCGCAGCTCCTCGTTCACGTAATTCACGATCCTCTGCCGCTCCGCCAGGTACCGCCTCTGGAACATCGACTCCACCACCTCGTCCACCACGCCGCGCCCGTGCACGGGGAGCGCCGCAGGGATGGATTTTTCCACCAATTTCGCGATGATCCGCGGCAGCATCGCAAAGTCCAGCCCCGCGAGCTTGGCATCTCGATACACCAGGAACTCATACTCGCGCAGCACCTCATACTTGTGCGGGAGCACCTTCACGTGCTTGGCCTGCATGTTGGAGACGGCAGGATCCGAGGACACTTCCTCGTGCGTCTGCACCGCGTGCCACCCCACACTGGTCATCCGATGCGCGGCCACCGCATTGTTGGTGAAAAAATAATGCGGGTACACGGGGTTCACCCGACTCATGTTGACATTGGCGGTGATGAGCGCATCAGCGCCGTAGAAATTTGAGTACACCGCGATTTTCATCAGAATGCCGCCATCACGAGTGCGTCGGTAACTTTCCGCTCCGCGTCGATCCGGAACTGGAGGGCGTGCGACAGGAGCACCTTCTCCGCCTCCCGGTAAAACGCCGGCATGTCGGGCTCGACCTCGAACGGGAGCTCCGCGCGGGCATAAGAGCCGAGACAAATCATCGCAATCTCTGAGCCATGCACCTTGAAGAACTTGAAGTCGATGCCGACAGCGCGCAGGTGCTCCTGATTGATCTGCAGGGCCTTGTGTATCAGCGTCGAGTCGTGGAACGCGACGATCGAGTCGGGTTTCACCCGCTTGAGCGCGTGCACGAAGTCACGAAAACAAGCAACGTCGGTGTGCTCGCCGTCGATGAACACCAGATCGTATTGTACGCCGAGATGTGGACACTGATCGATCGGTCCGTCGAAATTTTGCAGCTTCGTGCAGTCGACGCCATTCTTGCCGAGCTCGTTGAGCATGCTCTGAAGGGGCATGCCCTTGAAGTCGTACTTGATGCCGCGCTCATCGGGGACGATCTGCTCGCGCAGGTCGACCGACAGAATGTGCATACACTTCGGGTCCCGCAGGAACGGAACCAAAGATCCACCCATGAACGAGCCGATCTCGAGGTAACGGTATCCACTGGGCATCAGATCCCGCAGTTGCAGCAGCACAGCCTTGTCGGAGTCAGACGTCTGCGACAGGATCGGAAATTCAATCGCAAGTTTTGCTTTCACTTCATCACCTTCACGTAATATAAAGCCCACGCAGCCAGCAAGACACAAAGCACCAATGTCGCGGTGAATACATGCAGCATGATCCGCTTGGCGAGTTTCAGCTTGGCGCTGTCCTGCGCCTTCGCGCGCGTCGCAATCGCAACGATGGTGATCCAGATCCCGAGGATCATCACCAGGTTCATCCAGCCGCCGTCGTCATCACTCATAAAAACAAACACCCCTGATAGCCCCACCAAGGCCGCAAGATCCTATGCGGTGTCTCGCTCGGCCATTCATCCTTTGGCAGGTTGATGAAATACAGATCGAAGAAGTTGGTCGCCGCTGCAATGTCGTCAATAATACTCATGCCACAAATTCCATTGCTTGCGGTGGAGTGTGGGGATCCACCCAGTCCTCATATTGTTTCCGTTGCGATCTGACATGGTGCTCAGCTGCTCCAGGTTCCACTCGAGCCAAACCCATTCATCGTTGACAGCTTCACATATATGCGTGACTGGGACCACCATC